GCTTCGCTTTCAACGCCGCACAATTTTGAAGGGGGGTCGATTTTCGGCCAGGATGACATGAACGAGAAGAAAATCAGGATTTGCAAAGTCTGCCCGGCCCCGATCACTGATAGGACCAGGTCGAAACGTTGCGCGGCCTGCCGCCTGCCGGATCCCCGCCTTTGCAAGCCGTCGGTGCGCGTTTGGCCGATCTGATCACCCCGAACCGCGCCGGCGTCCCGTTCGGCGGCCCTTGGCCATTTCCCATCGTCGCGGGGAAGCTGCAACCGGGCGCGGATATGCTCCTCTACGCCAGTCGAACCGGGACGAAACAAAACCTGGCGGCCATGTGGGCGCACGGAATCCGCCTGCTCGTCTCCTGTGAGGGCGCGTGGCGCGACGAGGGTTTCCCGGCCTGCTGGGACAACGGCGTTTATTCGCTCTTTCAGCTAGGCCTTGAGTTCAACCCCGATAAATTCGACCGGTTTCTCGATACGATGAAAGGAGATCCCGATTTCATCGTCGCCCCTGACATTATCGCCGGCGGCCAGCGGTCGCTTGATCTGTCGATGCGGTGGAATAACCGCTGTCGAGCTCGCTCTAACCTGATCCTTATTCCGGTGCAGGATGGCATGACGGCCGACGATCTTCGCCCGCTGGTCAGCCGCAACACGGGAATATTTCTCGGAGGAACGACGGATTGGAAGCTGTCGACCATGCGCTATTGGGGCGAGTTCGCAGCCGCGGCCGGCTGCTGGTACCATGTCGCGCGGGTTAACACCTTGCAGCGGTTCGCCGCCGCCCAGGATGCGGGCGCCGACAGCGTCGACGGCAGTAGCGGGACGAGGTTCGCGAAGAATATTCCCAAGATCGACGCGGCAAGGCGCCGCCGCGATCTGATCTCAGCCAAGGCGCCTTGGATGCAAGACGATGACGGAACCTACCAGGGCCCTACAGGGGGGCCTCGAGGCTCGATTTATTATCGAGCGAACCGACGGCGCTCCGATTCCCTCTGACCGCCGGTATAGTCTCGTCCTGGACTTCTCCGGCGCCGACCGCCGCGCGATCGTCGCGGCCAACACCTATGCGGACGAGGCCGAAAAGGACGGGCTTCACGAACTCGCCACGGATATTCGCGCGGCGCTTGCCAATCCGGCCGCCGCCCCGCCACAACATCGCTACGCTTGAAAGGGATCGAAAATGACGGAAAAAGACCAACAGGCGAGCGAAGCGCTCGAGGAGGTCGGATCGGCGCTCGCGCTGGCCCTGGCCGGCCTGGCGAACGGGGTGCTCGACGGGAAAAAGCGAATTTCGGTCGTCTCGATGCCGTTCGAGATCCAAGTCGCCCTGGTCGGCGGCGGTTTTGGCGTCGCGCGAGCCTATCGCCACACGATCGAGGTCGAGGACACGGAAATTCCCGACTGCGCGACGACGGGCGCTTGACGCAAGGCGGCTGATTTGGTTTCTGGTCCTGTCTGTTCCTTTCCAGTGAACCGGGGGACCAGAACTCGCCGCCAGGGTTTGCCGACTTTCCCCCGATCGTCTCCCCCCGGCCCTGGCGGCGGGTCGTAATTCGCCCGAACGGGCAACGGTACATTCCGAGAGGCCCGGTCTGGTACGGCTCGCAAGGCTCCCAGCCGTCGCAGGACGATCAGGATCTCAGATCGCCGGGCCATGATGGCGACGCCTAGGGGCATCCCGAGTGGATGCTAACCGAATCGTCTGGCGCGACCCGCCCGCGAAACCCGCCGCCTTCCCTGGCTGGCGGGTTTCGTGTATCTGGGCTAGGCGGATGCATCCGCTTGCGTGAGGCGGCGCGGCCATACGCAGAGTGTAGCTCATAGCTTAGAGCGGCCACGGCTTCGGCATGGCAGGTAGCCGGTAGAGGCAAATCCGGTCACTCCCCCCAAGAGGGTTAAGCCGCGCGGGACTGTCATCGCTTGGCCGCCAGTTTGACCGCTGGCGGCCTTTCGCGCATCTTCCGCCCATGAGCACCCGCGGGCCGAAGCCGAAACCGTCTCACCTGAAACTTGCGGCCGGCAACCCGGGCAAGCGCCCGATCAATGCCAATGAGCCCAAGCCGCCGGAGCTCGACCGCCCGCCGACCTGCCCGAAGTATCTCGGCAAGGTCGCGGCCGCCGAATGGAAGCGCGTTGTTCGTGATCTCTGGAAAATGAAATGCCTCGCCGGCATCGACGTGGCCATCCTCGCCGGCTACTGCGACGCCTTCGAAACCTGGATCCTGGCCAAGCGGCAAATCGAGGCCTGGCGCGCCGAGGAGAAGGCTTTCGAGCGACTGCAGGTCCAGCACCTGGTCGCGGCCGCCGAGGCGAAGGCGGCCGGCCAGGATCCGCCTGCGCCGCCGAAACGGCCGGAAGGTGCGTTTGACGGACTCCTGGCGTATACGACGAACGGGAACCTCGTTCAGAACCCCCTGCTCGGGATCGCGAACAAGGCCCGGGCGGACGTGCTGCGCTTCGCCGCTGAACTCGGAATGACGCCCAGCGCGAGGACCCGTCTTGACGTCAAGCCGCTCAGCGAAGAGCCCGCGAACTCCTCGAGGTTCTTCGGCCGCGCGGGCTGAACCCGTCGACGACGTCACCGCCTACGCCCTGGCCGTCCAGGCTGGTGAGATCATCGCCGGGCCCCATGTTCGCGCCGCGGCCGATCGCCACCTCGACGACCTCGAGAAGGGGCCGGATCGGTCGCTCTACTTCGACGCCGGCGCCGCCCAGGACTTTTTCGACTTCTGCGCCGAGTGCTGCACCGTCACGGTCAACGGCCGATCGGTTCCGTTCATCCTCTCGCCGGCCCAGCGGTTCAAATACGGGTCAATCTTCGGCTGGAAGGTCGCCGAGGGTAACGCCCTGGACTTCGAACCCGGGACGCGCCGCTTTCGAACGGCTTTCATCGAAGAGGGCAAGGGGAACGGCAAGTCGCCAGGCGCTGCGGCCGTCGGCCTGTATTTCATGCTCGCCGACGGGGAAGCGAACGCCGAGGTCTACGCCGCCGGGTCGAAGAAAGACCAGGCGATGGTCTTGTTTCGTGACGCCGTCTCGATGGTCACGAACTCGCCGGAGCTGTCATCGCGCGTCGTCAAGTCGGGCGTGCGGCCGGTCTGGCAACTGTCGTTCGTACCCAGCAATTCGTTCTTTAAGCCGATCGCCAACGATGAGGGCCAGAGCGGCCCGCGCCCGTCGTGCGGCCTGATCGACGAGATCCACGAACACAAGGACCGCTACACGGTCGACATGATCGAGGCCGGGTTCAAGTCGCGCGCCCAGCCGCTGCTTTTCATCATCACCAACAGCGGAACAGACCGCCAAACGGTCGCCTACGAGTATCACGAACACGCCTGTCACGTGGCGGCGCGCGAAGTCGAGGACGACTCCTTTTTCGCCTACGTCTGCGCCCTGGACGATGGCGACGACCCGTTTACGGACGAGTCGTGCTGGGCCAAGGCGAACCCGGAAATCGACGTCATCCTCAAGCGGTCCTATGTCCGCAAGCGCGTGGCCGACGCTCTGCACCAGCCGTCCAAGCAAAACGACGTCATGCGCCTCAACTTCTGCATTTGGACGGAAGCGGATCGGGCGTGGATGACGAAAGCGGCCTGGGAGCGCACCGAGCGCCGGCCGCCTCACCGCAAGCGCGACCTGGTCATCGAGGACTTCGTCGGCGCCGAGGCCTACGGCGGCCTTGACCTGTCGTTCTCGCAGGATCTCACCGCCCGGGCGATCGACTTCCCCGAAACGATCGCCGGGGCGCTGCACCATCACCTGTTTTTGACGTTCTGGACGCCGGAAGAGACCTTGCTCGAGCGCGAGCGCCGCGACCGCGTCCCCTATAGCCTCTGGGTCAAACAGGGCCTGTTGACGCCGACGCAAGGCAAGATCGTCCAAATGGGCGAGGTCGGCCGCCAGCTGCACGAAGATCAGGAACGTTTCGACCTCCGGTTCGTGGCGTTCGACCGCTATCGCCACAAGGACCTCAAGGATCGCATGGCCGACGGCGGGTTCGACCCGCCGATGATCGAGCACCCGCAGGGTTTCCGCCGCGCCGCGCGCCTGGACGAGGCCACGGCGATTCGGTTCGGCCTGTTCGATGAGAAGGGGAGCCCGGCCGAAAACCCGCTTTGGATGCCGTCCTCGATCGAGGAATTTGAGCATTCGATCATCGAAGAGCGCTTGTGGACTCCGGTTAACGCGGTCCTGCGATGGAACATCGCCGGCGTGACGCCGCGTGACGATCCGGCCGGAACGGGTAATAAGGTCTTTGACAAGCGCAAGGCAACGGGCCGGATTGACGGCGCGGTCGCCGCTGCGATGGCCATCGGGGCGGCGGCGGCCCGATTCACAGATGGGGGCTCGGCCTTGCTGGACTTCCTCGCTAACCCGGTGATGACGCGATGAGCATTCTTTCGAAATGGTTCGGCCAGCGCATCGGACTTACCGACAGCGGGTTCTGGGGCGCTTTCTTCGGCGGGAGCAATTGGGCGCAGAAGCCCGTCACGATCGACACGGCCCTACAGCTGTCGACGGTCTGGGCCTGCGTCCGCCTCCTGGCTGGAACGATCGCGACGCTTCCGCTAAACCTCTATGAACGCACCGCCGCCGGCCAGGTCGTCGCCAGCCGCCACACCCTGCAGTCGCTCCTGCATGTCTCGCCGAACGCCGATCAGACGCCGCTCGAATTCATCGAGGGCCTGGTGGCCTCGATCGCGCTCCAGGGCATGGGATACGCGCTCAAGGACATCAACGGCGCCGGGGACGTCTCGTCGCTCATCCCCTGGGATCCTGACAAAATCCGCCCGGTTCGCCTGCCCGACGGCCGGCTCGTCTATCGGACAAGCTACCCGGACGGGACACAGAAGGATCTGCCGCCCGACCGCGTGTTCGTGGTCAAGGGGTTCATGAACGGCGCGAACCGTGACGTCGGCCTATCCGTGATCCAGTATGGGACACAGACGTTCGGCAACGCCTTGGCCACCGAAGAGACCGTCGGCCGCACCTTCGCCAACGGCCTGACCTCGGCCGGCTATTTCCAACTCGATAACCCGGCGATCAAGCTGGACAAGGAAAAGCGGGCGCAGCTGCAGTCGATCCTCGACGACTTCGCGGGCGCCTCGAACGCCGGAAAGCAGATCCTGCTCGAGGCCGGGCTTTCCTGGAAGCCGATGGCGATCAATCCCAAAGACGCCCAGATGCTCGAGGAGCGCGGATTCAACGTCGAAGAAATCTGCCGGTGGTTCCAAGTCCCGCCGTTCATGATCGGCCACACCGAGAAAACGACCAGCTGGGGAACCGGCCTCGAGCAACAGATCCTCGGCTTTCAAAAGTTCGTGCTGAATACCTATCTCAAGCGCATCGAGGAGGCGATTAATCTGCGCCTTCTCAAGCCGGAGGAGCGCGGGACGTTCTTCGCCAAGTTCTCGATCGAGGGCCTGTTGCGCGGCGATAGCGCCGCGCGCGCCGAACTCTACTCGTCGGCCGGTCAAAACGGCTGGCTAAACCGCGACGAGGTTCGCGAGCTCGAGGACTGGCCAGCCATCGGCCAGGCCGGCGGGGGCCAGGTCTTCACCGTGCAATCGAACCTCATGGACCTGGCTCAAATGCCCGGCCACAAGCCAAGCGCAGGCGCCTTGCCGCGCGAAACAACCACCACGCCCCCAGGAGGCTAAGCCATGCGCTATCTTCACGTTCTGGCGGCCTTCGCCGCCATGCCCTGGGCCCTACAGCCCGACTATCTGCGCGCCGCGGTGCAGATCCTATCGACCCGCGCGGCCGGGCTGGATCCGCCGGAAACCGAGGCCGCCCTCACCAAGAAGCGCGAGGCCGAGGTTCAGCGCCAAGAGGGTGCGATCGCCGTTATCCCCGTGTTCGGCGTGATGGCGCAGCGGATGAGCGCCATGGACGAAATGTGCGCCGGCGGGACCTCGCTCGACCGCGTCATGTCCAATTTCCGGGCGATGCGTGACGATGACCGCGCCAAGGCGATCGTCATGCACCTGGACACGCCCGGCGGCTCGACTTACGGCGTGGAAGAGGCGCATGCGGAGATCATCGCCGCGCGCGGGATCAAGCCGATTATCGCCCAGATCGACAGCCTGGGCGCCTCGGCCGGCTACTGGCTGGCGACTGCCGCCGACGAGATCGTCGTCACGCCCGGCGGCCGCGGCGGCTCGATCGGCGTCTATTCGGTCCATGAGGACTTGAGCGTCGCGCTCGAGAAGGCCGGCGTCAAACACACGATCGTCGTCGAGGGCGAGAACAAGGCGATCGTCAACCCGTTCGGGCCGCTGTCGACCGCTGGCCGCGCGCAGATGGAAACGCTCGTCAAGGAAGCCGCCAAGGCCTTCCGCGACAACGTCGCCCAGGGCCGCAACGTCTCGAGCAAGGCCGTGGTCGACCGGTTCGGCGACGGCCTGGTGTTCGGCGCCAAGGCCATGGTCGAGCGCGGCATGGCCGACCGCATCGGCACGCTCCAGGACACCCTTGGCCGCCTGGGCATGCCGTCCAAGAAACAGGCCGCCAGCGCCCAGACGCGGGCCACCTTTGCCGCCGGCGAAATTCCCACTATAAGGGCAGTCGAGGCGGCCCTAGGGGACCTGGGATTGTCTAACGCGCAGGCCGAGCGGTTCGTCACCGCCGGATATGCAGGGCTCACGGCGGGGGATCCGCCGGTTCCGGCGGCATTTGACGATCAAGCCAAAGCTCATTTCGCAGCCCTGCGCGCCCAGCTGGCCCGCATCTAGGAGAGTCCCCGATGGACAAGGAACTTAAGGATCTGCTCGACGCCCTGGCCGCGTCGGACGCCAAAATGTCGGCCATGATGGAAGAGCACGGCCGGCAGATCGCTTCGGCCGGCTCGGCCAACGCCGATCTGCTCGCCAAGCTGAACGCCGAGATCGAGCAAGGCACGAAGATGCAAAACCGCGTGCTCGAGCTCGAGCAGCGCGCCGCCTCGCTGATCGCCCAGGCCGCCGGCAACACGATCCCGTCGATTTCGGCCACCGCCATCGAGTCCCCCGAGTTTCAAGCCGTCATGGCGGGCAACTCTGCCTCCGGCCGCGTCACCATGGCCGGCAGCTGGTGGAACGGCGGCACGTCGGGCGCGAGCACCATCAACAGCGGCACGGCCGGCGCCGGCGCGGCGGGCGACCTGGTCGTTCCGATGCGCGTCCCGGGCATCGTCGGCCCGGCTGAACGCGGCCTGACGATCCGTGACCTCCTCATGCCCGGCAACACCTCGAGCAACGCGATCGAGTATATCCGCGAGTCGGGCTTCACCAACGCCGCCAACTTCGTCACCGAAGGCCAGGCCAAGCCGCAATCCGATCTGACCTTCACGATCGAGACCGCGGCTGTGCGCACGATCGCGCATTGGGTGAAGGCGACCCGCCAGATCCTGTCGGACGTCCCGATGCTGCGTTCGTACATCGACGGGCGGCTGCGCTTCGGCCTGCGCCACAAGGAAGAGGACGCGCTTCTCAACGGCACCGGCACCGGCCAGCAGATCGAAGGCCTCAAGACCGTCGCCACCGCCTACCAGACCGCCCGCAACCAGGCCGGCGACACGAAAATCGACGTCGTGTCGCACGCCCTGACGCAAGTCCGGGTGGCCGAGTACTCGGCGACGGGGATCGTCCTGCACCCGAACGATTGGGAAGAGATCCAGCTCACCAAGACCGACGACGGCGCCTATGTCTGGGCCAACCCGGCTCGGTACAACGCCCCGACCCTGTGGGGCCGCCCGGTCGTCGAAACCACGGCCCAGACCGAAGGCGAGTTCACTGTCGGCGCCTTCCGCCTGGCCTCGCAGATCTTTGACCGCGAGGACATCACGGTCGAAATCGCGACCCAGCACGCCAGCGACTTCACTTCGAACCTGGTCACGCTCCTGGCCGAAGAGCGCTTGACGGTGGCGCACTACCGTCCCGAAGCGATCGTCGACGGCGCGTTCCCCTGATCGACGGGCGTTGCTGATTGAGGCATAGGAAGGGGCTCCGGTGCAGACCGGGGCCCCTTTTCTGTGGTGGATCCATGAAACTCAAGCTCTTGAAGTCCAATGCGCTCGGCCGCCGCGGCGATGAGATCGACCAGGCCAAGGCCGGCCTTTCCGATCGGGACGTCGCCCAGCTGCTCGAGCGCAAAGCCCTGGTCCGCCTGGACGCCAAAGGGCGGGCGGTCGGCGAGGACCCTACGCCGGCGCCCCCGTCTGGCTCCCCAGGTGGTCGGGCGCCGAAGTCCTCGTCATCGCGGGCGGCCCATCCTCCGATCAGCTCAGAGACCATCCGCCGCCGTCGCGGTTGATCCGGTCTATCGCGGTCAACACTGCCTATCAGCTCGCGCCCTGGGCTGATCTGCTCTACGCGGCGGACGGCGTATGGTGGCGCCACCATGCGGGCGCGGCGGGCTTTGAAGGCCAGCGCGTGACGGTCGACAAGGGCGCGGCGGCCGAGTTCGGCCTTTCCCTGGCGTCGATCGGCCGTCCGCCGCCGAAGGACGGATCCGCCCGCTCCGGGCAAATGCTCTTCGACCGGTTCGGAGTCCTCGGCGACGGCGGCAATAGCGGGTTTCAGGCCGTCAACCTGGCCGCCCAGGCCGGCGCCCGCCGGATCATTCTCCTGGGATTCGATATGACGCTCGCGGCCGGGGTTCACTGGCACGGCCGCCACCCCGCCGGGCTGAATAATCCGACCGCCCAGAACCTGGCCCGGTGGCGGCGGCACATGGACGAGGCGGCGCCGACCTTGGCGGCGCTCGGAATTGAGGTCATAAACGCGAGCATGTCGTCGGCGTTGACGGCCTATCCGAAAATGTCGCTCGAGGACGCCCTGCAATGACCCCCGTCTATCAGATCGTTTCGCGCGACCCGGCGCCGGTCCTGGACCTGGATTTCGTGAAGGCCCAGCTGCAAATTGAAACGGTCGATCTGGACACGGGCGCGGCCGCGGCGATCGACGACCAGGTCGAGGAAGCGCTCGAGCAGGCGGTCTCCTACGTCGAGTCGCAAACGCACCTCTACCTGTCGCCCGTGGTCCTGGGCCTGGAGTTCTGCGCCTGGCCGTGCTTCCCGCTCATGGTCGACCAGGTCGGCCCGGTGTCGAGCGTTGACGCGATCCGCTACCTCGATGAGAACGGCGCCGAGCAGACGTTTTCGCAAGGCCTGTGGGGATGGCAGAAGCTCGGCAAGTTCGGCAGCGTCTACACGATCGGCGGCCCATCGTTCCCCGCCCTGCAGTCGCGCCCGAACGCCGTCACGATCGAGGTTGTCGCCGGATATGAGCGCGCCGGCGCGACCGGGTCGGGCGATGATCCCCGCCTAGCGATGCCACCTCTCACGCGAAAGGCCGTCTTGCTGCTCACCGGCCACTTCTATGAGCACCGCGACGCGGTCCAGGAACAGCGGTCATACGAGGTCGAACTCGGCGCCGATAACCTGCTCGCGGCGAACCGGCTTTTCCTTTGAGGCCCCTGCTCGTCAAAGGTCAAAAGGGCCTGGGCGACAACCTGTTCGCCCGCCCGTTCATCCGCGCCGCAGCGGCCCGCCGCGAGGTCTACCTCGAAACGCCCTGGCCGGAGATCTTCTCCGATCTCCCCAACGTCCTGCCGGTGGCCGCCTCGACGAAACTTCGAACCCAGGCCAAGAACATGGCCCGCCAGCCGCGCGGCGCGTGGTTCGTGCCGCCCTCAAGCTGCGAAGTCGTCCAGCTTTCCTACGGGACGGCGGATCTCCGGCGCGCAACGATCGTCAAGACGCTCGAGCGTCAACTCCCGCTGGACGCCGCGCCGTTCGTTTTTGACCTGCCGGCCGATCTGCCGCCGTCGCCGATCGCCGGCCGCTATGTCCTGGCGCGTCCTGTCACCCTTCGCCGCGAATGGCTGAACGCCGCCCGCAACCCCGACCCCCGGGCGGTGGCGCGCGCGGTTCTCCTGGCCCAGGACCGCGGCGACCAGGTGATCGGCGTGGCCGACCTGGACCCGGCCGCTGAAGTCCTCGAGGGCGGCGCGCCCGGCTTTGACGAGTTCTTCCACCGCGGCGAGTTCGCCGTCCGTGACCTCCTGGCCCTGGTCAAGGGCGCGGCCTACACCCTCGGCGGGGTCGGATGGCTGACACCGGCCTCGATCGCCGCCGCAACGCCCTCGTTTACGATCCTGGGCGGCCAGCTGGCGCACAACGGCCCGGCCGTCATCACTGACCCTCGCATGAACCTCACGCGCGCTGGCTGGGCCATGCCTGACCGCCCGTGCCGCTGCGAGGACATGCGCCACCACTGCACAAAGCGAATCAGCAACCTCGATAGTCAATTCGCCGCCTGGGTGAGAAAGGTCGCAATATGAGCCTCCCGGAAATGGTCGAAACCCTCGCGCAGGGCCGCCTTATGTGGTTCGAAGAACTCGGCTATGGGTTCTATCCCGTCGAGAACACCCCTTACGACCAGGCGTATTTCGACCGCTACCGAGGCCAGGCCGACACGAAGATCGGCCAGGCGCTGAACAAGGCCCGCTGCGATCTGGTCCGCACCTGGTGGACGGGCTCGATCCTAGACGTCGGCATTGGCGACGGCGCCTTCCTGCGCAGCCGCGGCGGCGAGCACTTCGATTTCGGATACGACGTGAACCCGGCCGGCGTCGCTTATCTCGAGGAGCAAGGACGTTTCGCCGAGCTCTATAACCCCTATCCTGGCCACCAGGTCGCGACGTTCTGGGATAGCCTCGAGCACATCGAGAACGCGCATTTCGCCCTGGCCCAAGTCGGCTATATGGCGTTCGTCTCGCTACCGATCTTCGACGACGTCCAGCACGTCTTGCGGTCAAAGCACTATCGCAAGGATGAGCACCATCATTACTGGACGCGGATCGGGTTCATCAACTTCGCCGGCCAGTGCGGATTTGCAGTTGCGGACCAGAACAGCATGGAGTCCGATATCGGACGCGAAGGCATCGAAACCTTCGTTTTGACGCGAAAGGAATAACCGTCATGGCCTGGATGAAGGTTCTCAAGGACTTCGATTTCGTCCCGCCCGAAAAGCCGCGCTCGCTCGTCGCCTACAAAACCGGCTATGAAGGGCGGTGCAGGCGCGAGGCGCTGGAGCAAGGCCTCGCCAAGGGCGCGGCCGAGGAGCTCCCGGCGCCGAGCAGAGAGGCGAGCGACCATGACGAAAAGACTCCCGCACCGCGTGACGGTCGAACGCGAAAACCCGAACCCGGCGGGTGACGGGGCCGGCAACTTCACGCAAGGATACGACCTCCTGGTCGGCCCGCTCTGGGCCTCGATCGAGGTCGACAATACGGCCGGGGGCGAAAACAACGCCCTCGGCCAGCCGGCCAGCACCGAGCGTTTCGAGATCTGGCTGCGCCGCACGGAAAAGACGAAGCTGATCGACGTGCGCGACCGTCTCGTCGAAGCCAGGGGCACAACTCCCTTCCGCGCCTTCAACGTCACCAAGGCCGACCTGCAACCGCGTTCGCGCTGGGTCATCTTGGCCGCCGAACGGACCCCGCTCCTCTAATGGGAAGCATGGCCCGCGACGGCTATCGCAAGGCCCTGCGCGCCGTAGAGCCGACCCTCCGCAAGCACATGGCACCGGCCCAGGAGAAGAGCGCCGAGGAAATGGCCGCTTTCATGCGCCGCCTTGTGACCGTGAAAGAGGGCGATATTCAGCGGTCGATTGTCGCATATGCGATCTTGCAGGCGGCCGGCCTGATCTGGCGGGTCGAAGCGGGCTCTGGCCCCGGGTTCGCCGCCCGCTGGCTGGAATTCGGAACGCCGCGCACCCGCGCGCAGGCTTTCTTTTTCCCGGCTTATCGCGCATTGAGGAAGCGCGCCCTGGGCCGCATCCGCAGGGCCTGGAAAAAGGGCATGCAGGAGGCCGGCGCATCATGACGAACCCCACGCCCGAGGCCGCCGTCCAGCGCGCCCTGTTCGCCCTCCTGCCTGGCGCGGCGCCGGTTGTGGCCGCCTTCGCGGACAAAGGGCCCGTACAGATCTTCGACTACGTCCCGCGCGGCGCCGACGGCAGGCCGACCAAGCCCTATCCATTCATGGCGTTCAGCACCGCCCAGAGCGTCGGCGGCGAGAACCCCGACGACTGCGACGACGAGCAGGAGGTTTTCCAGGACATCGAAGTTCTGGATGATGCGACCAAGCGCGGCAAGATGGGGACAAAAGAGCTTTGCTCCGCCGTGCGCCAGGTCGCCGCCAAGCCCCTGGCCGTGGCCGGTTTTAACTGCACCCTTGGCCAAGCGGTCACAATCCGCCATTTTGACCCAGACGACGGCGTTGCCCGCTCGATCGTCACGCTTCGATACGTGCTCGATCCGGCATAGGGCCGGCGGCCAGCCCAGGAGACTACGCGCATGGCTACCCAGCCGAATACGAGCGGCCGCAAGCTGCTGATCATGATCGGCGACGGGGCGTCGCCGGAGAATTTCGCCCATTATTGCAGCTTCAACGCCGACCGCGGCTTCGCCCGCGAGAAGGCCACCACCGACGAGAACGACCAGGATTGCGATGAGCCCGATCTGCCCGGCTGGCTGACCCGCACGACGGACAGCTATTCGGCCAACATCACCGGGTCGGGCCGCATCAAGCTGGGCGACGTCGAATTCCTCGACGAGCTCTTCGACGACCCGAACCCGCGCAACATCAAGGTCAAGATCGACATGCCCGGCGGCCGCACCTATACCGGCGCCTACATCATGACGAACCTGACCTATACGGGCCCCGAACAGGGCTCGATGACGTTCGACGCGACGTTCGCCTCGAGCGGCCCGGTCGTCGCGGCGGACAACGCCTAACCCATGGCCAAGGGCAACAAAGGCGCGGCGACTCCGGTCGCCGCGCGCAAGCCGATCCCCAATCGAAAGCAAGAGGTCGAACTCTTCCTCGGCGACGGGACCTATTTGTTCCGGCCCGGCATCGGCGGCGCCGAGGCTATCCAGGAGACATGCGACGCCGGCCCGCCGGAAGTCCTGGACCGCCTGTCAACGAACCGTTGGCGCATCAATGACGTGGTGGCGCCGATACGCTATGGCCTGGAGGGCGGCGGAACGCCGGCCGGCCGCGTCGTCTTCCTCATTGACCGCTATGTGACCGGCCGTCCGCTGGCTGAAAGCGTCCCGATCGCCCAGGCCGTAATGCTGGCTCTGATCATGGGGATCGAGGAGGAACCGCTAAAAAAAGGGCTGGGGGCGAAGGCGGCGACGAGCTCCCCCGGCAAAAAATCGCCTTCGGACCCCTCTACAAGCAAGGCGGACGCCTAGGCTTCACGCCCGACCAGGTTCGCGCCATGAGCTTTTGGGAGTTCGGCATGCTGGCCGAAGGCTGGTATGACGACAACACCGAGGCCAAGGTAGAGCCGCCCAGCGAGGACGAGTTCGACGACCAAATTCGGCGGCTTGGCGAATGACGGAGAGCGGCGGCTATGGCGACGGAAAAAGACACGGCCCTTCTCGTCGCCGAGCTGTCGGCCAACTACAACCGCCTGAAAAAGGACTTGGACAAGGCCAACGGAATCGCCGTGAAGGGCCGGGCGCAGCTGGAGAACGGCTTTCGCAAGTCGAATAGTTCGATCTCGCGGTCGGCCGACGACATGTCCAAGTCCGTCGCTCGCTCCTATGAGCGCGCCGCCTCCTCGGCCCTGCAGTCGTCCAACGGCCTAAAGTCGGCCCTGCTCGGTTCGGCGGCGTCCATCGGCGCGGCGTTCGGTGCGGTCGAGATCGCCAACTTCGCCGACGGTTACACCCGGTTTACGAATCAGCTCAAGACCGCCGGCCTGGAGAGCGCCAACCTGTCGGACGTGCAAGAGCGCCTGTTCTCGACGGCGCAGAAATACGGGGTCGAGCTGGAGGCCCTGGGCACGCTCTATGGCCGCAACGCCTCGGCCGCCAAGGAACTGAATCTCGGCACCGCCCAGCAGCTGCAACTGACGAACGCCGTCGGCGCCGCCCTCAAGATCCAGGGCGGAAGCACCGAGGCGGCCTCCGGCGCGCTCCTCCAGCTGTCGCAGGTGCTGGGCGGGTCCAAGGTCCAGGCGGAGGAATATAACAGCCTGATCGACGGCTTGCGGCCCCTCCTCCAGGGCGTGGCCAGCGCTTCGGACAAATACAAGGGATCGGTGGCGGCCCTGACAAAGGACGTCAAGGCCGGCAACGTGACGAGCCGCGAGTTCGCGGAACTGATCTTGAAGGCGAGCGCGGGGCTCGAGGCCCGGGCGACCAAGTCGAATTTCACGATCGCCGCGAGCTTCCAAGTCGTTAACAATGCCCTGGGGAAGTACATCGGCGAGACGGACTCCAGCCTGTCGGTTACGGAGCGGATTTCTCAAGGCCTGGTGGCCTTTGCGAACAATCTCGAAACCGTCATCCCGGCCCTCGTCGTCATCGTCGGCTTGATCGGCGTTCGCTATGCGGCGGCCGGCGCCGTCTTCGTTGCCACCGAGACGGCGCGCACGGCTGCTCTGGTGCGAACCACGCTGGCCACCGAGGCCGCCGCCGCTGCGAACGCCCAGCTTGCGGCGGCCGGCCTTCGCGGCACGCTCACGGCCGCCAGCCAGACCGCCGCGATCAGCAGCCAAGCGGTAGCGATGGGCGTTGCGACCACGGCGGCCCGCGGCCTGGGCGGGGCGCTCCTGTCGGCCTTTGGCGGCCCTGTCGGCGTGGCCATCTTGGCGATAACGGCCTCGATCGCCGGACTCATCGCCCTCGAGCGCCAGGCGACGCAAGCGACGGCCGAATATGCAAACATGGCCAAGAGCGGCGCGGGCGCGCTACGGGCCTATGAGGACGCCGCTCTCGCGGCCGCCACCGCCACCGGAAAGCAGGCGACCAGCGCCCGCGACGCCGCCGCCGCCGCCCGTGAGGAGGCGATCCAGGTTCGTGACGGCGCCAAGGCCAAACTCCAGAGCGCGAAAGCCTCGATCGCCCTTCTCCAAGCCGAAGCGACGCGGGTTCGCAACACGATCTCCCCCTATATGGGCGAGGGATCGGCGCCGACGTCGGCGGGCGAGCTGCGCCTAAACGAGCTGCAAACCAAACAGGCCCAGAACAACGTCAAGGCGGCTTCGGACGCCTATGACGCGGCCGTGCGCTCGATCCTCAATTCCGACGCCATCCTCAACGCCCGTGCGCCGGCGCTCCTGGATCCCGCCAAGGTCGGCAAGGTCAAGGCCCTGACCGGAGACGCCAAAGACAAAGCCGACGCGGCGAAAGAGGGCCGCTTCGCGTCAAAGATCGACGCCGGCCGCCTGGCGCGCCTGACCGCTGGCGGCGTTACCGAATCCGTCGACGCCGTCACGTCCTCGGCGGAGGATATTCGGGACCTGTTCGCCAAGACCGTCGACGAGGGTATCGGCCAGGGCCTGGAGCGCCGGGGCGAGGTCTTGAAGGCGACGGACAGCTATCTCACCGGCCTGCAACAGGCCAACTATGATGCGACGTATAACGGCATCCGCAGCGCCCTGGACGCGGTCAAGCAAGACGGCGTGAAAGGGTTCGCGCAGTTCCTGGCGGACTCGCTCAGCAACGCCGCCCTGGACGGCCTGGCCAAGGTCTTGACCGATGCGTTCACGGGCGGCGGCCGCAAGCTCTCCGGCATCGGAACGGCCCTGGGAATTCCCGGCTTTGCGACCGGGACCAACTACGCCCCGGGCGGCCTGGCCTACGTCCACAAAAACGAGACGATCCAGCTTCCGAAGGGCTCGAGGGTCAACACCGTCGCGCAGACCGCAGCCATGATGCAGCGGCAACCGACGATGCGCCAAAACTTTGCCCAGACGCTGAATTTCAAACAGACCATTGACCTCACCGGGGCCAACGGCGACGCGACGATCTACGCGATCGCGCACCAGGCGGCGGCCGAGGGTACGGCGCGGGCCCTGCGCGCCGCCAACAAAGCCGCGCCTGGCCGCCAAATCAGCTACGCGAAATTGGGAACCTGACATGCTGGAATTTCCCTCGTTCTCATTCCAGACCTGGCGTCCGCGCCTGGACGGCGTCGCCCTGACCGGCGGCCAGTCGACGAGCAACACCGTCCAGACGGTCAAGACCGACGGAGGCGGCCGCTGGCTTTTCGAAATGGGCGACAGCAACCTAAACCAGGTCCAAAGCCTGAAACTCTGGCGGGCCTATGAGGCCTTGCTCGACGGCGGCGCGACCGAAGTGATCCTCAAACTCTGCGATCGCCGGCAGTCGACCGGCTGGCCCTATGTCATCGTCGACAACGTTCCCCATGACGACGACACGCTTTTCGACGACGACACGGGCTATTCGCAGGAGTCGACCTCCCCGATCTATGCCGGCGCCGCTGCGCTGCGCGCCACCTCAATGTCGGTCAATTCCGACTCGCTGATCGCTCCCGGCGAGCATTTTTCGATCGAGCACCCGACGGCCGGATGGCGGCTCTACCGCGTCGGCGCGCGCGATGGCGCCGTGATCACCTTCCGGCCGCCGTTGCGCGAGGCGATCGCCGCCGGGACTTTCCTGGAAACCGAGCAGCCGCGTTGCGTGGTTCGCCAGATCGACGCCTCCAGCTTCGCGCCGGCCGTCACGCGCCACCGGTACGCCAAGGGCTCGGCCGCGTTCATGGAGAGCTTCGACTATGCCAATTAGATGGAGCGCCGAGATCGTCCGGGTCTCGCCCCTGTTCCTCATCCTAACCGAGCCGGCCGTCAGGATATGGGGCGGGAACGGCTGGCTCGAGATCGCTCCCAATGCGGTCGACGTCGAAGGCGGGCGGTACCTGGGCGGCGGCCAGATGGTCGACCTTCCGGTTATCTCGGCCCTGGTCAATGGCGTGGCCGAACGGGTTGAATTTGGCCTCTCCGGAGCGGCGATCACGAGCCGCGTCGTGGAATTGGCGGACGAAGAGGCCGCCCTCGTGCGCTCGACCGAATGCTTTATCGGCCTCATAGGCTTCGACGCCAACGAGCAGGAGACGGAAATATCCTGGCCATGGAACGGCCGGGCCGACTCAACGCAGATCACGTTCACGAGCGAGGGGTTCAAGACCCAGCGCCAGGTCAGTCTTTCGGTCGGCTCTCTGTTCACGTTTCGGCAGAACGCCAACCTCGGATATTGGGTCTCCCCAGACCAGCGGCGGCGATCGCCGGATGATCGGTTTTGCGAGCGCACAACGCTTCTCACCTCTGACTCGCGCAAGCCATGGCCCCGCGGCTAGATCCGGGCGCCTTCGTCGAGGCCGCCGCAGACCTGGGCCTCGTCTATGGCGTGAACGATTGCCTCATGATGCCGGCCAACTGGATCCTTGCCGCCCGCGGCGTTGATCCCGCCACCCCCTGGCGCGGTCGGTACGACTGCCCGGCCGGCGCGGCCAGGCTGATCATCGAAGCCGGCGGCCAACAGGCGCTCATGGCCGCCGGCTGCGAGGCCGCCGGCTGCGCCCCGGCTGATCCCGCCGCCCCGCCTGTCGGCGCCGTTGGGATGGTTTGGGGGCCCGTCGCCGATACCCTGGCCCTCATGGGCGCCGTTCGTCTGGCGTCGGGGTGGGCGGTTCTATCAGACCAAGGCATAACGGTCGCGAAGTTCGCCACCGTCGCCGCCTGGGAGGTTCTTTAATGCCCGCCGCCATCGCCGCCGCCGCGCAAGCCGCAGGAGCGGCCGCCGCTACGGCGGCGGCCAACGCTGGCGCTATTGCCGCCGTCCAAAGTATCGCGGCCCTGGCGGCCTATACCGCCGTCTACGTCGCCGCCGCTGTGGCCGCGACGGCTGTGAGCCAGGCTCTCGCCCCGGACGCCCCGTCTCCGGCCCAAATCCAGGCCAGCAAGAAACAGCCGCGCCCGGTGAGAGTCTCGGGAAGCGGCCGCGCCCGCCTGGGCATTTCGTATATGCTTTTCGAGGCGGCCGAGAATTTCTCCTATGACGTCGGGGCCGTGCACGATGGGCTCACCGAGGGCTCGACGGGCCGGTTCTGGCTGCATGACGACGAGGCCTTTATCGACGGGGCCGGATGGGTGATCGGCTTTAGCGGTAAGCGCTACACGCCAAACCACGTGCAGATTTTGACCCGCAAGGGCGAGGCGACCGAAACCGCCTATGCGCCTGTCGTCGCCGCGCTCCCGACGATCTGGACCAACGATCACCGCGGCGACGCGATCGCCTCGCTCGCCCTGATCTGCAATCACTCCGATCTCAAGTATCAGCCGGAAGACTTCCCCAACGGCCTGCCCGTCCCGTCGGCTGAATGGGACATGGCGGTCAACTATGACCCTCGAGATCCCGCCCAGGACCCGGACGATCAATCGACCTGGGCTTACATCCCCAACGATCAGGGCCGGAATCCGGTGCTGGGCCTGCTCTGGTACCTGTGCCTTGCGGAGGGCGGCCCGCGCCTCAATTTCGCCCGGCGCTTCCTGCCGGTCATTGATCTCTGGAAGGCGGCGGCCACCGTCTGCGACGAGGCCGTTCCGCTCAAGGCGGGCGGCACGGAACCGCGCTATCGTATGGGTGGGGCCTGGACGTGGAACTCCTCGCCGTCGTCGATCATCCGCAACTATCTGGACACGTTCGATGGTTGGATCAGCGTCGACGGATCCGGCGCCGTCCCTATCTTCGCCGGCAAGTATTACGAGCCCGGCCCTGACGACGTGATCACCTCGGCCGTCGGCTATACCCTGCGCCGGTTTTCAAACGACGAGGACGCGGTTAACGAACTGGTCCCGACCTTTGTCTCGCCAGACCACGATTATAACCAGGTCGAAACGGACCCCTGGCGCGACGAGACGGACATTGCGCAGCGCGGCGAAGTGAAGTCGGCCGAGCTCGCCTTGATCTGGGTTCAGTCGAACGGCCAATGCCGCCGGCTCACAAAGCGCCGCATGTCGACGCTCAATGCCACCGCGTCGGGGACCATCACGACTGACCTGGGCGGCATGACGCAGCGCGGGAAACGCTACCTTCGAATCGCCCTCCCCGATGACGTCCCCACGCTGCGCGACCTGGTGGTCGAGATCTCGAAATCTGAACTCGATCTATCGGCCCGCACCATCACGTTCACCTTCGCCCGCGCCGACCCGCTGATTGATGCATGGAATCCGGCCGCCGAGGAGGGCGACGGAGTCGACCAGACGACGAGGCTCGCGCCCATCTATGCGGCCGTTCCGACGATCCTGGACGTCGTGCCGTTCTTTGCCGTGGTCGGCGTGGGGACGATCGGCGTGCGACTGCAGGTCAACAGCGACCAGGCCGTTACCGCCGATCTGCTCTATGCCGCGCGCTGGCGCCGTGCCGGCGGCGTGGGCTATGAGACCGGAAGCCCGGAGGAGGAGACCGCGATAACCGGCGGGTCCTACATCGTCACCGGCTTTGTTCCGGCCGATGCGATGATCGAGGTTCAGCTCGCGGCCGTGAACGCCGCCGGGGCTTACACCGAGTGGTCGCCGACCTTCACGGTCGACACCTCGACGGAGAATGTCGCGCCCGCCCAGCCGACAGACCTGGACGCCGTCGGGGCGGTTGGACATGCTGACGTGTCGTGGCGCAATCCGACCACCTCGAACCTTGATCACCTCATCCTCTACCGCGGAACGACGGCCGTGTTCGGATCGGCCGCGCCGCTGGGATCGCCCATCGTCGGCGCAACGGGCGAAGTGATGACGATCACCGACACGGTCGCGGCCGGGACCTATTATTATTGGGTCCAAGCCTTCAACGCCAACGGCAACGGGTCGGGCCCCGTCGGCCCCGACAGCGCAACCGTTACGTGACGACCTCTAGCTTAAGGGGCATATTCCCGCCCGCAACTTGGCCGCACCGGCGATAGTCAGGAAAGACGCACTCATGGGAAACTTCGCCACCGCCATTGCGGCCGCCTGGCGCGCCTTCAACATCGACGGCGACGCCTCATCCGGCGCGCGCAAGCCCTCAAAGGCCGAGATCCGCGCGCTTGGGCCCGTCGCCGAGCAGCAATTCCAGCCCTTCGGCCTGCCGGCCATGAAAGGCTTTTCCGACGCCCTGGCGGCGGCCCTGGCCGGCGGAACGCTGCTCGTTCACTGGTACGGCGACAGCCTGACCGAAGGCTATAGAGCGGGTGGCGCCGGTGGCGTCGTGAACAGCGGCCTTGCGACGTCGACGATCCGCCCGCCTGACCGGTTGCAGGCCGCCCTGGCCTATGCCTTCTCCGGCATCGCGACCGTTACGGTTCGCAATTTCGGGTACTCCGGCGACACGACGAAGATGGGTTACGACCGCTGGGGGCCGGGCGGCGGCGCGGGAATCCAGGCCGGCCGCTGGGATCTCGCCCAGGTCGCCCCGCAAGTTTCAGTCCTCATGTATGGCACCAACGACGCCAACGGCTACGGCGGAACCACCTCGAGCATTTCGGAGAGCCGCGACTACATTTCCCGCTGGTGCGCCCGGGAACTGGCGCGCGGGTCCTATCCGATCGTTCTGATCCCGCCGCACCTCCAGGAAGTCGCCGCTGATCGCACGCTCCAGCCCTACCGCGAGGCTCACCGGCAGGTTGCGGTTGAGCGCAGCCTCGTCAACGTCGACATGGACGATCAAATTTCCTGGATGGGCGGCGCGCGCTGGAGCGATGGCGTGCACCTGTCGGACATCGGCTATAACGAACTCGGTTGGCACTTGGCCGCCCTGTTCAGCAGCAAGGCCGGCGCGGCGCTTCCCCACGTCGCCGGCGGCTCACAGCTCACCCCGTACACGAACGGCCTCGACGGCGGCGTCCTCTTCACGTTCGCCGGCGCGCGTGACGGCGCCCTGCGCACGATCGCGACCACCAAGACGCTGGGCGTCGGCGTCTATTGCGAGGCGGACGTCTATCCGGAGGTCACGACGTACAATGCGGGCGGTACCGTCCGCGACATGACCATCTATTACGCCGGCGCGGGGTCTGGCGTGCCGAACCTGGCGATCAAAAGCCCAGGAACCGGGAACAAGCGGTCCAAGGTGCTCGGACAGCGCCTTCCGCGCGGCTACCGCTACATGACGATCTTGAACGACGCTTCGCCGGCGGCCGATGCGTTTTTCGAAGGCCTCAAGTTCAAGGCCCCGAACCGCGCCACCGCGTCGCCGTTCTCTGGCGATCGAGCGACCAGCGTCGGCGGCGTCGCTTCCAAGATGGGCGAGACGGGGGACTGGTGCTTTATCGACTATGAGGCCAAGACCTATGCCGGCTGGGAGGTCGAATTTAGAGGCACGATCCCGGACGACGGGAATGTCGGCCTGGTCATGGCCTTTGATCAGGACCAGTCGCTTAAGTCGGGTTCGGCCAATCAATTGATGGTTCTGCGCAGCGCGACCACGCCGAGCACCTTGATCCTTCGAACCCGGGTCAACGGCGTGGACACCGACGTCACTGCGACATCGTTTTTCCCGGCCTCTGGCGACTATGTCGGCGTTCTCAAGATCGTTGCGAACGCCGTCTCCGGGGCTTATGGCGTCTATCGGAACGCCGGGGCGGGCGGCGCGCTTGGCTCTGGATCCTCGATCCTGCCGATCTATCCCGGGATCGTTGTCCTGGGCGGAAGCGCCAAGGGCATTCAATGCGCCTCGCTCATCGTGCGGGAGACCTAGCGTTTCGGGCCCGCGATCATGACGCCCGAAAATCAACTACGGCGAGACCAACGCCCGTCGCTATGGTAGCGGCGGGCGTTGGCGATTCAGGACCGGAGGCGGCTTGTGGACGAGATCTTGAGCGTCGCGATCTGGGGATTTCTCGGCGCCTTCGTCTACGCGGCGCCGAAGCTTGTAGCGTGCATCTACAGCGCCAAGACGAACGGCACGGGCTGGACCCTCTGCGCAGCGACATTCGTCGTCGCGATCCTAACCGGCCCGATCATGGCCGCGGCCTTCGTTCCTGCCATCGCCGAGATTATCGCGCGCACTGGCGACCATGATATGCGCGCCCTGGCGACAGCGGCCGGGATGATCGCCAACCCTATTGCGCCGGACCTCGTTAAGCGTATGAGCGGAAGGGTCCTCAAGAAGATCAGCCCGGAGGAGACCGAATGAACACTTTCGAGGTCGTCGCAGGCTTCGCCGCCATGGTCGCAAGTTTCGCGATGGCCGCGCGCCACATCTTGCTTTCGCCGAGCTCCTCGGCATGGCCCCGGGCACCCCGCTGGCTCTGCCGCGTTCTGTTCGGCGGATCGGTCGTCATGCTGTATGGCGGTATGAACCTGGTCTTTGCAGGGGTCGACCAGGTTCGGCTTCCTCCTACCGACCGCCTCCAGCTGATCGCCCTTCTCCTGGCGACCGTCGCCGTCGTGGAGTCGGCGTTCGTATGGAACCTGCTCGTTCAGCGCTTGCCAGCCCGCCTTACGGCCCGTCTGGAGCGCCTGGCCGCCATCGTCCGGGGGAAACCCGCCTCGGCCGGTCAGATCCTACAGCCGGCCGAACTCGCGGCCCTGGCGGCCACGACAAAGAGCGGGTCGGTTTGGGCTCCCGCGGCCGACGCCCTGCACCCGGTACGCGCCGACCAGGTTTGACGGTAAAGCCTGGCGCGCGCATCTTCGCGGCTTCAACAGCATGAGGCCGAGCGCCATGTCGCAAATCGAACCTGATCCCCCGGAAAACCCGATCGTTGTCCCCGCGTCGGTCGCCACGACTCAGGTTGAGTCGACCATTCGAGCGTTTGCCCTCGCAGTGGGCGGAGCCATGGCCGCGAAGGGCGTTGTCGACTCCAGCCTGGTCGAGCCGGCCGTCGGTCTTGTCTTGGTGGTAGGACCCTTGCTTTGGTCCTACGTCTCCAACGCGCGAAAGCATCGTCGGGCCGTCACCATGGCGAACGCCCTCGACAACTCGATCGCGGTCGTATCGAAGTGAGCGCGCACCACATTTTCGGAACCGCCAGCCTGGGCGAGCTCCGGGGCGTGCATCCCCTCCTCATCGAGTTCGCGCAGCGGACCCTGACGATCTCGCTCGTCGACTTCGCCGTTCACGATGGCTTGCGCACCCTGGCCGAGCAGAAGGAATACGTGCGGACGGGCGTGTCGCAGACGATGGAGTCCAAGCACCGAGTCCAGGACGACGGATTTGGCCATGCGGTCGACCTCGTCCCGGTCATCAACGGAAAGAAGCGCTGGGAGTGGCCGCCGATCTATGAGATCGCCGCCGCCGCCTCGATCGCCTCGACAGACCTGGGCCTTGGGATTCGGTGGGGCGGCGCGTGGATCCAGATCAGGGGCCTCGAGAACCCGACTCCGGCGTCCATGAAAGCCCTCGTCGACGCCTACGGCGCCCGCAAACGCGCCGCCGGAAAGCCGTCGTTCCCAGACGGCCCGCATTTCGAGCTTTTCCCATGAGCCGCGCCCTCGTCCTGGGCCTGGTGGTCCTGGCCATCGCCTTGACGGGGGCGTTCTTCCTCGGCGGCCCGTTCGTGTCCTACTGGAAAGGCCGCACCGCCAACGCCGAGGCCGGCCGAGAGCATGCCACCGACGACGCCGTCGGCCGGGGCCTCGAGGTCCAGGGAACCCAACAGCTCGGCGACGCCGCGTCCGCCTTGCAGTCTTCCGCCGCAGCCATGAGGAGCGCCGCCAATGCTCTCGACGATCAAGCCCGCCAGGATCCAGCCGCGAGCGACGCTCTGCCCCCTAGCGTGCTCGAGCGCATTCGCGTTGGCGATGACAGCTTGTGCGGCCGGGCCGTCGCGTGTCCCGACCGTGGCCTCGCCGGTGCGCCTGGTAGCTCCGGCCTGGGCGTTGCAACCCTGCACCGTGACGACGAACCTCGCCCCGACGATCAGCGGCCTTGAGAGCCGGGACCGGGCTCGAGGCTTGGACGTCGCCGAGTGCGAGGGCAAACGCTCCCTGCTCGCCCAGACTGCTGCGCTCGAGCACGATTTCCAGGACCAGCAGGAGGCGGCGCGCGAGCGGCGCGCCTTGCCATTCTGGCGCCGATGGTTCACGCCCGCGCCGGATTGACGTTCTTTCCGCCTATCGCCTCTTGTGGCATTGATCGAACGCCGCGCCCTGGCGGCCCGCCAAGAGGTCTAAAGCCATGCTCCGCTCACTACGGCCCGCCGCCATGCTCGGGGCCGCGCTGGCCCTTCTGGCGCTTTCCGCCCCCATCCTGGCCGCGGCACAGGACACCGCCGTTCCCCGATACAAGCGGGCCGACGGGCAACTGTCGTTCGGGCAGGGAGTCCAAGTGCTCGGCTCCGACGGGAACCCGCTACCGGGCGGGCGACCCCTCAACCCGACGACCATCTATTCGGCGCAGAAGACTTGCGCCGTGACGGCCGCGGCCCTGACCGCGCACGCGCTGGTCAACGGCGTGGTCCTATCGTCGCTGTCGACGAACACCGGGACGGTCTACGTCGGCCCGTCGGGCGTCACGGTCTCGACCGGGTATCCTTTGGTTCCCGGCGAAAAAATCAGCTACGGCGTGACCAACACGTCCGCCGTTTTCATCATCTGCACCAACGCGACCGACGTCGTCGCCGTGACTGGAAACTGACCTATGAAATTTCTCGCAGCCGCCGCCCTGGCCTGGACCGCGTTTGCGGCCCCTGCCCTGGCCCAAGCGCCGGCGATCCCGCCTAGCGCTCCCATCCAGGTTGTCGACCCCCGGATCCGCGCCCCGGCGAGCGTCCGCCAGGTCACGAACCGAACCGCCATCAACAACACGAAATCGGGGTCGGCCACCCGCCAGGGCTGGCGGACGTGGCAAATGAGCTATGCGCCCCTGTCGGCCGTTAAGGTCTGCCGGTGGAACGGCTACACCAACGGGTCGGCCGGCGGCGTTAGCGGCGTCGAGACGGGCGCAGGCGGGGCCCTGACGAGCAAGATCACGGTCGAATATCCCGTCGGCACCTATACCGTTCTCAAGTGGTCGGGTTCGAACAGTGGTGTCATCGCCGACAACGCCGTCGGCTGCACCGACCTGACCACCCTTCCGACGATCATTCCGGCTTTCGCCCGTTTCCGCCTGGCCGGTGATGACCAATACCTCTCCGGCGGTCAGGTGGTTTCCGCCGTCTGGTCCAACGTGGCCGACCGCGCCGGCGGGGACGAGTACCTCGTCAACACGACGCAGGATTATACGGAAACGTCGACTGTTCTGGGCAGCTCCCTAACCCAGGCGGTCATTCCCCAGCTCGTCATGGGCCTAACTGACCGCACGGTCTACGCGCTGGTCGGGGACAGCATTTTTGCGGGTGTCAACGACTCGGTCCTCAGTTCGAACGGCGGGCGGGGCGAGGTCGGCCGGGCCGTGGCGCAGTTTGGTCCACAACTGAATTACGGCGTCCCCGGCGATCGCGCGCAATATGCCGCAGCCAACTTCACCCGCCGCCTTTCGCTGATCCAGATGGGCGGCGCCAAGACGGCATTTATAAACCTTGGCGTCAACGATTTCGCCAACAGCCGCACGGCCGCTAACGTCCTGACCGACCGCGCTACGCTCCGGGGCCTACTGACCGGGATCAACGTGTTCGATCTCACCGTCACCCCGCAGTCATTGTCGACGAACGGTTTCCGGGATGCGGCGGCGCAATCGATCTCCGGCGCCTCGACCTCAAACGTCGAGAGGGTTTCGTTCAATACCACCCTTCGCACCACGGCCATTGCGACGAGTTCCGGCGTTGTGGATGCGGCGGCTTTGGTCGAAACGAAACCGGCCGGATCCTTTACGGGCTCGATTGCGACCACGACTTTGACGGTAACGGCCCTGGCCAATGCATCGACCGTGATCAACGTCGGCGACGTATTGACCGGAACGAATGTCACCGCGGGGACCTATATCACCGCCCTCGGGACGGGGGCCGGCGGAACCGGAACCTACACGGTCAGCGCCTCTCAAACGACGGCGAGCACGTCGATAAGCTACCCGGCAAACGACAACGGGCTTACTCAGAACGGGGGAGTTTGGACCCCGCGCTGTATGGCGGGCGGCGACGGGACTCACCCGAATTCCGCCTGCAATGACAACGTGTTTCAGCCGGCTATTGCCGGGGTTCTGTGGGCCCGCCGCTAGAGCCTGGCGGAACGACGACGAGGTGGGGCCTCGGGCGCAAGTCCGGGGCCTTTTCCTTGGGCGGTCGCAGAGAAGATCGCCAACAGGATTGCGGCCTCCTGGACGAAAAAGAACACGTTCAAGACGCGGCGATAGTTGAGCGTCGAGACCAGGCCGAGCGCGTAGACGCCATGGCCGACGAGCTGCACCAGGAAGGCCGCGGCAACGACCCAGAGCCAGCGCCGCGGCGGGTCTCCGGTGGTCAAGATCAGCGCCGAAGCGAGTCCGACGGCATCGAGCAGAGCAAGAGGGTCAAGGCCCATGACGGCCGGGAATTTCAGCTGCAGTCCATTGCAAATGACGCAGCTGAAAAGATTCCACCAGGCCAGGTAAATGACTGACCGTCGCGGGGACGCGAGAGACGCCCCCGCGACGATGACCGCGACCAGGAGCGATATGATCGCGCTCGGCTCCATGGCTTAGCCGCCGGGCGGGGGCGGCGGGGGCTCGTTCTTTCCCGTGCCGCCCGAACGCAGGGTCACGCCCTCGGTTTGGGCCGGGCAGTGGGTTCGCAGGGCCGCGAGGGCCTCGTCGGCCGTCTTGTGGATCTTGGCCAGCGCGCGCATGCAGTCTTCCCTGACCGCCGGGTCGGGGATCGTTTGCGCGATGAGCTCGGCCCCGTGTAAGGCCGTCTCGATCAGCGTTACGCCGAGTTGAATTCTTTCTCTCATGGTCGACTCCTATCCCGCGAAATGCGGGTTTTCGATATGCTACAGGGAGAGGCCGCGCGCCAGCCGATCGGCTATGGCGTAGCGGATCGCCTCGGCCCGCGCGGCGGCGGCCACCCCGGACTTTCCCGCGTCGGCCTTGTCCATGTCGAACACCGGCACGCCCTGGAAACTGACCGGGGCGGCGCCCAGGGCGGCGGCGGAGACATAGGCCTCGTTCCGCCGGCTGGCCGTCTGCACCCCCTCCCATTCGGTCGGCGAAATAGTCATGAACGAGAGCTCGACCGCCGAGCCGGGCTCAGAGGCGAACCGCAGGCCAGACGGCAGGATCGACGAGACGATGATCTCGCGCAGCGGCGGCCCGTGCTCCTCACGGACGGCGGCCAGCCTCTCCAGGGCCGCGCGCATGCCCTCGAGCGCCTCGCCAAGGCGTACGGCGTCGGCGGGGCTCAAGGCGCGACCTCCAAGATTTCCCGGAACATGATCGGGCATTTGTGGTCGGGCGTTTCGGGGCCGTACCAGGCGAGCAGGTAGCGCCCCGGCTCTTTCCTTCCCCAGACCTTCCCCGGGTAGACTCCGGAGGGCATCGACGAGTTGTAGTGCGCGAGTTGGCGGGTTTGGTGAGGGGTCAAAATGACGTGCGTCTCATCCATCGGCGCGAACCGCACGTCGCTGGGTTGATCCCAGTGCTTGCCGAGCGGGTCGTCCATGACGGGAATCAAGTTCGGGGTGAAAGTCATAGCGCGTTGTCCCCATGAGGGTCGGCGCCGAGGAAGATCGGCGCGGAGTCGGCCAGGCCGTCGACGATGAAACCGACGACCCGGGCGGCGTGTTCTTCGATCGGCTCCCCAGCGGCCGCCGGGATGATCGCCCCGACGGCATGCACCAGAACCGACAGCAGCGCCCCGGCCGCGCCCGTGGCGGCCTCGAGGGCATCAACCCCCGCCGGCCTTGCTTCCACGATCGTCACGACGGCCGCATGTAGCTTTCGCGACGCATCGTCCGTGAAGGCGTCGAGGAGCCGATCGAGCGACTCCCCCTTGCGACGTTCGGCCCTGGTCAATTGAAATCCCCCTCGATAGAGGCCGCGCCGTCGGCGGGCTCGATGATGGCCAGGCGGCCGGTGACGGCTTTTTCGAACGCGGCCTGCGCGGCCGGCGGCAAGCGCTTAAAGGACGGCGACAGTTTGAAGGCGCCGAAGTTTCCGCGCAGCGTCGGGCCGTCCGTTTCGAACTCGATGTAGCAGCGGAAGGCGTGCGCATCGTCCGTGAAGTCCATGCGGAGCCCGTCTTTCATGAGCTCCTTAAGGCGCGTGAACACAGCGGCCCGCGCCCGCGCCTGCATGGCTGGCTCGGCCGCCTTCCACGCTTCTCCCTTGGTGAGCGACTGCAGGGCGGCGACCAGGTCGGCCCATTCCTTGGCCTCGGCCAGGGCGTGGGCCAGGTCCCCGAAGCCGAAGTCAGATCCGGGCGCCGAGGGCGTGGGCTTGTTCTCGGCATTCGTCGCAGTAGCATTCGAGGCTGTCGCGCTCTCGGCCGCAGGCGATGCAGGGCGGTCGGCCGCCGTCTCGCCGCCAGCGGCCGAGGCCTGGGGGCGATCACCGGGGAAGTCGTCGCCGGCCGGGGCCAGGCCCTCACCGGAGAACCCACGTTCGGCGAGGCGCTCCTCACGGGAGTCGGGCTTGGGGGCATGCGCCGCCGCCGCGCCGTCCTGGGCCGCCTTTGCCGACGCGATCTCTGCCGGCGTTGCGGCCCGGATTCCTTCCGGCTCCCGGCCGCCTTGCCCGGTTTCCGGCTCGTCAGGGGGCGGGAGGTCGGTTTCAGGCGGCGGAGGAGCGGCGGGCCGCTTTACGCCGCCCCTGGCCCATTTGGCGAGGTTGCGGCCGAGTTCCTCGTCGATCGGCGCTTTTGATTTCCTCAGGCTCTCGAATTGAATCGGAAGCTTCGTCATCTTCCGTTCGCCGGCCTCGGACGGATTCCACTCCGGAACCCCCCCCGACGCCGGGGGTAACAGGGCGTTGAGCGTCATTTCGTAGACGAATTCGTCGCCGCCGATCGGAACAAAGCCGGTCTGGATAACCTCGGTTTTCGTTCCGCCGTTGCCGTTGGGGACCTTGACCGGCTTGGCGCCTTCCTTGGCGCGGAACGTGAAGATCGCCGGTTTGTTGAGGCGCTGGATCTCGATAAGGAGCGCGTTCCGGGCGGCCTTGGGCTTGGCCCAGGCGAGCATTTTCGTCCCTTCGGATCCGCCCATCCTGGCGTGCTCTTTTTCCTGATAATCGAGCATCCCGCCTTGGCCGTTATGTTCGTGCGAGAGGGTGTCAATGACCATGCAGCCGCACCGCTCGTCGGCAACGCAAAACCGGATGGCGTCGACATAGTCCAGCGACCCATGAGGCGGACTGAACGGGACATGGATAAACCCCGGCGAGCCGTCGGCCTTCCGGAAGGCGTCGGCGTATTGGAGCGCCCGCCTGTTATCGGTGTCGACGACGAACGGCATTCCGCCGAGGACCTCACAAATCCCGATAGCCGCGCGGATTGCCGAATAGGTCTTTCCCCCGCCTGATGCGCCGGTCAGGCCAAACAAAATCGGCGTTTGCTCTCGGACGGCAGGGACCGCTTCAAACTTGCGACTCATAGCTGAAAACCTTTCGCGGCCGCGCGGGCCTCAATGCGTTGATGGTAGAAGGAACGGACGCCGATCGGGGCGCCGTCTTGCGGATAGGCTGGCCATACGCCCGACGTCATGCCCTCGGCGAAGGCCATAAGGCCCATGTCGACCATGAGGTCGCCAGTGTGGCGCGTTGACCCGTCCAGGGGCGCGGCCCGGTGGCCGTAGGGCTCGGCCGTCTCGATCCACAGGAAATCGAACCGCACCCGGCCGGCGAGCTCCGGCAAGATCGCCTCGACGCCGCGGGGATAGAACCGGGCCTGGATCGCGTAATCGTTGTTCTCGATGGCCTTTGCGATCCCGTCCTCGGTGGCCAGGCCGGCCATCGTCTTGACGTCCAGGATCCGAGCCTTTGACGCGCACCAGACGTCGAGCATTCCGCGACACCAGACCGTGACGACCTGGCCGCTTGAGAGCGTGACCTCCTCTTTCCAGAAGATCGGGACCTCGGTTTCGTACGGCTCGCCCTCGAGCGTCTCCTCGATCTTGGCCTTGACCAGTTCGGCCATGTCCATAGCCTGGACCTGAACCTTTTGCAGGATCGGAATTCGGCCGTTGGCGATCGCCGCGTCTCGATCGTTTCGCGCCGCCTCGCTGCGATAGTCGGGATAGCGGACGATCGAGATTTCCCGCCCCTTGCCCAGGGCCAGGCGGTGGACGGCGTCGCCCAGGAACAGGTGAGCAGCCTTGGACCCGCGCCGCGTCCCGTAGGGGTTCAGCCGGGGGTGATCGTTGGCGGCGTGGTAGGGCGACGACTCGGCTTCCCGCTTGATCCAGGATTGCGAAACCGACGGCATAGGCGCCGGGTCCTGGAAGTAGCGGCCGGCGTCGAGGTCTGGATATAGTCCCGGCTCGGAGATCCAGCGGACAAGGGCGCTCAAGGCGCGGGCTCCCGCCGCGACTCGACGATGCATGCCCGCGCGCAGGCCCGGAACGCATCGGCCGACGGAAACAGTCGTGTTTCCGGCCACGTATCATCGGCCAAGTCGTCGTGTTCGGGGTCGAAACCTGGGTCATCGGGAGAAAAGCATTCGCCGTAGAACCTACGGTATTCGCGCCACGCCTCATGAGCGCATCGCTCAACCATATCCTCGCTGATCTCCCCCACGGCCTGGGCCTCGGAGGGCTTGGGTGGGTCATCAAGCTGGTCGACGAAATCTGACCATAGGCCAGCGTTGACGATGAAAGCGTCTCGCCCGTCGAGTAGCGTCTTGAGGCGCGAAACCTCCACCGCCTCCCCTTGGCCAGCCGGGGTTGCGGGATGGCGGGCGAGGGCGACCAGCTTGAGCAGCGTTTCTGGATGCACGCCTACCTCGTCGGGGCCGGGGTCGGGCTGCTCGTCGTTCTCGATCAGCCACTCGTTGTGGTCGTCAAGTTCGGTGCGCGCTTCCTTCTCTAGGTAGTCGAGCGTTTCCCGCGCCACGGCTTCCCGCTCACCCTGGCTCGCGATCATGTCCCCGGCGTCGGCATAATGATCCTGGCTCGCGGGGTTGGGCTGACCGCCCTGGTTATTGGTCATGGGAGGGGTTCTCCAAGCCGACGGCCTCCCGGCCCTTGGCGGTGCGGCGGACATAGACGCGGTGAGGCGCCTTCGGGAACGGGCGGTCGCGCTTCGTCTCGACGAGGGCGAGCCGCTTCATGTCGAGCAGGCCGGCCCCGACGCGGAACCCGGTCGGCATCATCCGCCAGGCGTCGGGCAAGAGCTCGAGCGCGCGACGGGCTTCGGGGGTGAGGGAGAGGGGGCGCAGCTTCATGCCCGGCCCGCCGGCTCGGCCATCATGGGGCCGCACGCTTGAACGCCCCGCATCATGGCCCTGCCCAGGGCCTCGAGGCCCTCGTCAACGCAGTCGCACTGCGCGAAATAGGTCCCGATCGAAAACCCGATCGCGTGAACCATACCGGCCGGCGGGAGGCCGCCTTCGAGCGCCGCGACCATCGTCGCCGTGATGGCGCTTTGCAGGTTCGACACGCGGTCAAACTCCTCTCCCTGGGGGCGGATGCCGCGGGCCACCTCTCGCGCCGCGACGACCTCCAAGAGTTCCTTGGCGCTGGCCACGTTGGCGGCCTGATCTTCGGGGGTCATGTAGTAGTGCTGCGCCATGGTCAGCAGGCCCCCTTGTGGCCGGGCGCACCATAAAGCGTCGTGCAGCGCTCGAGGCCATCGCTCAGACCCGCCTCGAGCGCTGCGCCGAGCACGTCGGCGGAGGCCGGGCCGATGGCCTGGAAGAGGCACGACACGAACCCGGACGCCATCCCGGCGACAAAACCCAGCTGCGACGCCTCATCCTTCGGCCAGCTGCGCGCGTTCGCGACGAAGAGCAGTTGTCCAGCGCTGGCGCCGATCGCGAAGGCCGGTCCAGGTGCGGCCTGGTCCTGGATTCCTTCGGACTTGGCCATATCGGCGAGAAACTTCACGGCGATCTGCGTCGACCGTTCCGTGTCCTCAGTGTTCATAATGTTCATATTCGCAATCGTGGTCATTGTTTAAGCCCTCCTCGGCTTTTCAAATCGAAGTTTCCCCGGCGGCTCGCGGCCATCGGCGTCTTGGTATCCGCTGCAATCGACGACGACCTCGGCGGGCCGCCGCCAGATGTACCAGCGCCAGCAATAGGCTAGGCCGGTCGGCAGGATTTCCGGGTCCAGGTGGCGGCACATGATGCACGGCTCGTCGTTCGGCGCCGTCGGCAGGCCTGGAGGAAGAGTCGACTCGCTCACGTCGCCGCCATCCCGAACACCCCGACGACCGCCCCGGCCGTGCAGAGCGCCGCGAAGATGACGACGAGTTCGATCAGGGCCCGCAGCCAGAACGGCAGGCGGTCATAGCGCTCTTGGAGCGTCTGGCGGTCGTCATGCATGGTCGGATGATCCTTGGGGCATGGGCCGGAAATCCCGGCGGTCAATGTCATCGCTCAGCGCTTGCCAGTGCTCGGCTTCCCGCTCGAGCTCGGCCGCGCCCATGTCGAGGGCGTCGGCATCGGCCCGCAAGATGGCGCGGAAGCACGGCCACCACCAAAGGGACCGGCGCCGGATCTCGGCGGCCTTCAACCGCTGGGCGGCCGCTTCGGCGCGCGAGCGTTCGATGTTCTGGGCGAGCGGTGTCATGTTATCCCCTGGCGTTCGTCTCATCCCCCGGGCGCGAACCCAGGGGAAAAGCGGAAAGTCAGGCGGTTCTGGCGGCTAGCCCCTTCTTGCTCAGCCGGTAGAACTGACCAAAACCGGGATTTTCGACCAAGCCGGCCTGTTCGAGCGCGCGCAGAACCCGGCTCGCGTGGACGCGCCTGAGGCCGACAGCGCGAAAAATGACGAAGTCCTGTTCGGGGCTGTCGAGCGGGAAAGCGTTCAACATCGCCATTTGAGGGCGGGTCAGTTTCATCGCAGCCGCTCAGTGCTCGAACGTGATGACGATGGTGTAGGCCTTCGACCCGTCCGTCAGCACGTCCTCGACGACCTTGACCGACTGCGCACCGCGACCGTCTTGGTCTTGCACGAAGAAGTAGGCGGCATCGTTGCCCGAGGACTTGGCGATATCGTAGGCCGCATCGTGAGCGGCGTGGATTTCGGAAGCCAAGTCCGTCCCGTACATCAGGTCGGGGCTCGTGTTGGTGTGAACGACTTCGGTCATCTCAGAAACTCCGGTTCTGGCGGGAGGGGTTAGGCGCGCAACGCCTGGCGGGCGAGCAGGCCAACGAGGCCGGGCTCGGAGGCGAAGAGCCGAACCCGGCCGGCCGTCGCTGCGATCTGGGCTTGATAGGCCGCTTCCTGGATATCCAAGCGCGGCGCGGTCTTCCTGGCCTTGGCCATAATCTCAGTCTCCGGTTTGGTTGCCAGGGCCGTTCTCATGGCGGCCTCTTGTGAAAATCAATTTAGGGATTGTGCGGAAAATGGCAATATGTATTTTGTCGTTACCCGCAACTTTTGGAATTTTCATGATGTCAATCTATCCCCCTCTTGCGGCCCTCGAGGCCCGACGAAAGGAGGTCGGGATCAGCGTTAGGGAAATGCTGAAGGGGACCACGACGACAGCCAGCACATATTCACGCTGGCTCAACGGGCATCACGAGCCCCGGCCGTCCAAGGTTTCAGCATGCAAAGCCGCTCTTGAGACGCTGATCCAGCACAAATTGGCCAACCTAAAAGCCATCCAGGAAGCCCAGCGATCGCGCCTCGAGAAGGTTCTCGCCGCCGACGCCGAGTATGCCGATTCACTCGATAAAATCAGGCACACCCCGCAGGGCTGATCTAACCGAATCGGGTTTCATCCCGTCGCGCCTCCGGCCGCCGGCGCATCTTTGCGCGGCCGAATGCAGGGACCATCACGCATGGCTCAATCCATCAACGATCCGGCCGCCAAGCGCCCGCGCGGCAGGCCGAAAAAGGCGCCGATCAGCGGCGCGCCTGGTGAGCGCAAGGAAGCGGCCGACAAGGCGGTCGCCATCATCGAAAGCACCGGCAAGCCGCAAAGCCAGAGCGCCAAGGCGGCCGACGCCAAGGCCGGCAAGACCCACACCGGCCCGCCGGCGGCCGACAAGCCCGCCCCGGCTGCGAAGGGCTTCGGCGCCAACATGGTGACGGCCGACGTCTTCCTGTCGCACGTGCACCAGCTGAACCGCATCGAGGAAGAACTCGCCGCGGCGAAGCTGGTCGTCAAGGAAATCAACGGCCGGAAGAAAGACGCCCGCCAGCTGGCGAAGGCCGACGGCATCGTCCTCAAGGAAATGGACGAGGCGATCGAGAACTCGAAAACCGATCGGGTCGACCACGTCGCCCGCGAGGAGCGCCGCCGCTTCTATCACGAGTTCCTGGGGATTCCGCTCGTCCAGGGCGACTTGTTCGAACTCGATCCCTCGATCCCGACGCTCGACCAGGACAAGCTGAAATGGCGTGCGATCGGCAACACCGACGGCCGCGCCGGCCGGCCCTGCAAGGCCCCCGACTACTGCCCGCCGATCTGCCTGCCGGAATACGAGGACGGGTATAAGGACGGCCAGAAGGTCGCGATGCAGAAATCGCGCCTCACCGCCGGCGCCTTCAATGACGACGGTTCGGTCAAGGGCGAGGCCAAGCCCGACGACCAGGTCGACACCTGGGTCGATCCGAAGGACGAGGCCAAGCCCGCGGCCGACCCGCCCAAGGTCGAGGCGATCGTCATTTTCCAGAACGGCGATTTCCTGGACACCGTCGACAATACCGACGACTGCAGCCGGGCGACCTTGGCCTTTGCCGATGCTCGCCAGCGCTGGGACGCCGCCGACCGTGTCGTCGTGCTCTGGAAGGACCCCGCGACCGGAACCGTCGCCAAGCGGCCGCTCAAGGCTCCGGCCAAGGGCGTCGAGGGCGAACCCGGCTATGAGCCGGCGTATGAGGACTTGGGCGAGCCCGACGGCGTCTTGACCGATGCCGAGCCGGTGGCCGACCTGGACGCCGAACTCGACGCCTTGGTCGCGGCCGGCAAGGGCGACGACCAGACGTTCGGCGGCGCGCCGGCCCAGGATCTCGGCTCCGAAATGATCGAGGCGATCGCCGAGGTCGAGCCGGAACTCGTCGACCAGGTTCTCGCCGACCACGGCGAAGGGGAAGGCGGCGAATTCGAATGATCCTAGCGCTCGATCTCGCGACGAGCACGGGCTTCGCTTTTGGCGACGGGGCTAACACCCCCGTCGTCGCTACCCTGCGAATGCCGTCTGTCGACAAGGAAGACGTCGGCGGCTTCCTGGCGTTCTTCGCCAAGTGGTATGCCGCCAAACTGGACGCCCTGCTCGCGCCGGTCGTCGCTGAAAACAGCGCCAGGGCCGAGCGCAACGAGGCGGCCACAAACACGCACGGCCCGAACGCTCCGCAGGAGGATGAGCTCGTTCTCTTGGTGATTTTCGAGGCTCCAGTTCTCCCGCCTCCCCAGGTCGAACAGGTCCGGGGCAAGTGGAAGGCCAAGCAGCAAACGAACATCTATACGACGCGAAAACTCCAGGGCCTGGCCGCCCTGGCCGAGCTCCTGCCCTACCAGCTGAAAGAACTCGGATGGCCGATCGAATGCCGCGAGGTCCCGTTGCAGACGGTCAAAAAGGAACTCGGCGGCTCCGGCCGGGCCGAGAAGGCCGACATGATCTTCGCGGCCAGGCGCGCAGGGATCGACATTTCGGCCGGGCCGGAAGGTGAGGACGAAGCCGACGCCTTCGGGGTCTGGCTCGTCGGCCTCAAGCACCACGCGCCGCAACATTTCCCGCGCTGGCTGGCGCGGATCAACGGAGGAAGGGGTTCCCTTGTCTAAATATTCCGAAGAGCAAATTACGAAAATCAGGGCCTGGGCGAAAGATGGGCTCTCGAGCAGCGAGATCGCCCAGCGCTTGGGCGGCGGTCGGTCAAGAAATGCGGTCATCGGACTTTGCAGCCGTAACGGCATTATTCTTGGCCGCCTTCCGACGCAACGGCCGCCGACGAAGGTTCGCGCTATCCCGGCCAAACAGGCGACGCCGAAGCTTCCCAAGCTGGCCCCGGCCCCCTCGAGCATCAACCCGCAGCGCATCGCCGACTTCAAGCCGCCGACGATCATCCCCGATCGCGAAGGCGCCGGCCCGACGTGCTCCGAGCTCGAAACCGGCATGTGCCGCGCGCCCGTCGGCAAGGCCGGCGGCGCCGACCAACAGCATTGCGGGGCCCAGACGAAGGCGACGCCCCGCGGGTCTCGCTCCGGGATCGGCGGGTTCGAAACCTACTGCGAGCCCTGCGCCAAGCGCCTTAACAAGCCCGTTCCCTCGCGTGCTCGATGAGCCGTCGTCGGTCTCCTGTAACCGTCCACCACGGCGATAGCCGCGACGTGCTTAAGACCCTGGCCGACAACTCTGTCGACTCGGTCGTCTGCGATCCGCCCTATGCACTGGTCTCGATCGTGAAGCGGTTCGGATCAGCCAACTCCGCGCCCGCCAAGGGGAACGAGGCATACGCCCGCGCCTCGGCCGGGTTCATGGGCCAGGCCTGGGACACCGGCGAGACGGCGTTCGCGGTCGATTTCTGGGAACAGGTCTATCGCGTCCTCAAGCCCGGCGGCCACGTCCTGGCGTTCGGCGCCGGCCGCGCAGTGCACCAGCTGGCGACGGCGATCGAGGGGGCGGGCTTTGAGATCCGCGACCGCATCGTCGAATTGATCGCGTGCGACACGCACGTCGCCGCGTTCATGAACTCGCTAACCCATGAGCAGCAGGGCGCGTTTCTCCGCTGCATCGAGGAGTCGACGTTCGGCGGCGAGCTCGCGTGGATCTTCGGGACCGGGTTTCCGAAGTCGCACGACGTGAGCAAGGGGATCGATCGCGCCGCCGGAGCGGCCCGCAAGGTCATCGGGCTTAAGCAAAACAATAAGGGCGACAGTGGCGCCCAGACCTATGGCGCGCTCGGAGAATTCAAGCAGGAGCGGTTTAGCGAGATCACCGCTCCGGCCTCGGCGGCCTCGGCGGCTTGGTCAGGCTGGGGAACCGCCCTAAAGCCTGCCCTCGAGCCCATCATCATGGCCCGCAAGCCGCTGATCGGGACCGTCGCCGCGAACGTGCTCACGCACGGGACGGGGGCGATCAATATCGACGGGTGCAGGATTGAAGCGGAAACCCTGAATCCTGCAGGTCGCTTCCCCGCCAACGTGATCCACGACGAGAGCGACGAGGTCGTCGCGGCGTTTCCGCCCGAGGCTGGTGCGTTCGCCCGGGTGTCTGGAAACGAACCGAGCGCCGTCCATGGCTCGGACGTCTACGGCACAAAAAAAAGGGTTCCTGGAGTTTTCCACGGCGACAGCGGTTCCGCCGCCCGGTTTTTCTACAGCGCCAAGGCCGATGCCGACGACCGCCTAGGGTCCAAGCACCCGACGGTCAAGCCGGTTGACCTCATGCGCTACCTCTGCCGGCTTGTGACGCCGCCCGGGGGGCTGGTCCTGGACCCGTTCGCCGGATCCGGGTCGACGGGCGTCGCGGCCATGCTCGAGGGCTTCCGGGCCATCCTGATCGAGCGGGAGCCGCAGTATGTGGCCGACATTCACCGCAAGCTTGCGTTCTACCGCGGCGAGGGCCGACTCGCGGCGCAGGAAAAGAAACAGAAGCCGCAACAGGCGGCCGGGCCCCTGTTCGGAGAGGCTGATTAATGGCCCGCGACTCCATCCTCTACCCGACCGGGCGGACGCAGCCACACAACCTCGAGGCCGAGCAGAGCCTCCTGGGCGTGCTCCTGTTCGAGTCCGCGCACCTGGCCGACATTGACGGGATCGTCACGCTGGAGTCGTTCTATGACCCGACGCATGGGCGAATCTTCGCCGCGATATCCGCCCTGGTGAGCATGGGCGGCCGGGCCGACGCGATGACCGTCGCCGACCGCCTGGGCGCCGACAAGGGCCTCGATGAGCTCGGAGGCGTCCGCTACCTGGCCGACCTGACAGAGCGGGCCCCGCCCGGCTACAACGGGTCGACCTATGCCGAGATCGTCCGGGAGTTCAGCCAGCGCCGCCAGCTTCTGCGCACGGCCGAGGAGATCGAGAAGTTCGCCATGAGCGGCGAGATCCGGCCGGCGGAGATCCTGGAGCACGCCGAACGCGACCTCCTGGCGATTCAGATGAAGGGCCGCGCCGCCGGGTTCGTGAACGCCGAGACGGCTGTCGGCCAGATGATCGACGAGTTCGATAACCCGGCCGTCGCATCGGGCGTGATCTTCGGCCTCGATACCCTGGACAGCGAGATCGGCGGCCTCATGCCGGGCGAACTCTGGCTCGGCGCCGGCCGGCCCGGGATGGGAAAGTCGGCGTTCGCCTCGTCTGTGGCGCTGAACATCGCGCGCCACGGCAAGCACGCCGACGGCCGGCCCTTGGGCGTCGCTACCGTGAACGGCGAAATGGGCGTGTCGGCGATGATGCGCCGATATACGTCCGACCTGGCGTTCGAGCTCGCCCCGCGCGACGCCCCGTCCTATGCGAAGCTCCGCAAGCGCAACGTGACCAATGTCGAGCGTGCGTGTTTCCACGAGGCCGCCCGCCAGGTCGCCGCGCTGAAAGACCAGCTCCAGGTGATCAAGGTCACGGGGATCACGCTCTCGCGTCTCCGCTCCCTCATGCGCCGCCAGGTCGCCGCGTGGCATCGCCAGGGCATCGCTCCCGGCCTGCTCATCGTCGACCACGTCGGACTCATGCGCCCCGATGATCCGCGCCACCAACGCACCGAGGCGCAAACGATGATCGCCATCGGCCTTAAGGAACTGGCCGGCGAACTCGGAATTCCCATCCTGGCCCTGGTCCAGCTGAACCGGGAGGTCGAGAAGCGCGACGACAAGCGGCCCAGCCTGCCCGACCTGCGCGACTCCGGCGCCTGGGAAGAGAACGCCGACGGCGCCCTGTTCTTCTACCGCGATGCCTATTACGCGATCCGCGAGACCACGCCCAAGCGCGCCGACCAAGTCCAGTTCTGGGAGTCCAGAAAGGCGTCCAAGGTGCTCGAGGTCATCATCGGCAAAATCCGCGAGGGCGAGGGCGGGACCAAGGAACTTTGGGTCGATATCGCCCGCAACGCCGTGCGCGATCGCCAGCCCGACAACGTGTTCGGGGGCGGGCTCTGGGCTCACCAGTTCGAGGAGACGGCGGCGAGCTACGGGCTCTCAGCACCGGCCGCAAACCCTTCTCCCGCCACGGAAACCACCTATTCGAGCGAAGGCTCAACACCGCCCGCCGACGGGCCAGAAGAGCCGCCGCTTTCGGCCTATGACATAGGGGAATTTGAGTGACATGGATCTACGTTCCGGGCCAATCACCACTATCAGCCTCTGCGCGGGAGGCGGCGGGCTTGACCTCGCCCTCGATCTCGCAATTCCAAGCGCTCGAGCAGTCTGTTTCGTGGAGAGGGAGTCTTTCGCCTGCGCGCACCTGGTCGACGCGATGGAACAGGGTCTCCTGGCTCCCGCTCCTATCTGGGGCGATGTTACCACCTTCAACGGCCGCCCATGGCGCGGCCTTGTGGATGGCGTCATTGGCGGAATCCCTTGCCAGCCGCATAGCCTCGCCGGAAAGCGCGAGGGATCCGATGACGAGCGCGACCTCTGGTCCGACGCCCGACGCATCATCGTCCAGGCCCGGCCTTGGTTCGTCCTCATCGAGAACGTTCCCGGCATGCTCTCGGCGAAGCCCGGCCTCGTTCCGGGAGCGCAGCGAGTCCGCCGAGACTTACACCGCCTGGGTTTCCAGGTTGAGGGCGGACTCTTCCGCGCGGATGAGGTCGGCGCGACGCACGAACGCCAGCGGGTTTTTATCCTCGGGGTGGTCGACCCCGGACGCGGGCGTTTTCGGCCTGACACACGACCCGGCCAAATTCGAGGCGAGGCGCCAGGAGGTCATAGCAAAGGGGATCAACGGAAACGGCATGGGAACTCCTTTGGGGGTTCAGGTGCAACAATTTCAGCAGCCGAAGCCGGCGGCCTGGCCGACCCCGAACGCGACGGACGGGGACAAGGCGCCGAACTGTTTCAGCCGGGGGCCGAGCAACCCCTCTCTTCCGGCGGCGGCGAAGGCCATGAGCGCGGAGTCGACCAGGTCGACTCCGCGCTCAACGGACGGGGAGAAGGGCGGGCCGAACATGGCGTTCGGCGGCGGCGGGGTTCCGTTGCCGACCCAGGCGGCGGAGTTCAGCAAGTCGGCCACACCTCCCCGGCCGTTCCCTGCCGGGGAGGTGTGGCCGACTCCTGCAGTCATGGACTCGGAGAGGGACGGGGTAGCGCTTCGTCAAATGACGATCGACTCGGGCGCGAACGGCTTCCGCAAGGGGATCAGTCTGCACCACGAGGTGAACCATTGGGAAACCCCGCAAGTGAGCTGCGCATCGGGGGGGCAAGCGAACCGTGGGGGACCTCGGAGCGACGAATTGCTGCTGACCGGCCAGGCCCGCGACGTCTGCACCCGCCTGGACCCGCCGACGTCGCCGGATGGGCCGACGTCCTCGCCAGAGCGCCGGAGCTTGAACCCGCGGTTCGTCGAATGGTTGATGGGGTGGCCGCCCGGGTGGACGAACTTCGCATGCTCGGAAACGGCGTTTATCCGCTGGCGGGCGCGTATGCGATCCGAGTTAATGCGACTCGGCTTGCCGCGCGAGGCTCCGCCGGTGCAGCGCGACTTGTTCGGATGATGGGAGGCGAGGAGCCATGACCCACGATGTCACCCGCTCCCGGATCGATGACCCGGACCTTCGGCGCCGGGTAGAGGCGGCGGCGATCCAGGTCGTCGCCTACATGAACCGGGGCCGGAAGACGGTCGGCGGGGCCTACTACGCCAGCCAAGGCGCCCCTGCGCCGGCCCGCTCGCCCGAATATTCGCCCCTGCGCCGGTTCGACGAGGCGGATTAATTCGCTTAACCCACTTGACGGGTCGCTTAACCGAGAGGAGAAAGGGCGGGCGGCAGGTGATCAGACCTAGCCGCCCAGGTCACGGCCGCAGGAGGGCCGCAACGATGCCGAATATATCCGGGGCGGAGTCCGCCCGCAAGCCGCCGCGCGTCATGGCCTATGCCTACGGCTTTTCCGACCGCACGCATGGCGAAATGTATCGTCGCATAGATGGCGAACAGTCGTTCGAAGGTTCCGTCCACTATGCCTTGAGCGCCCTCGTCCTAACCCCGAACGACTCTCTGCCCTATGTGGTGCTCCGCCTGGATGACGGAGTCGAGCTTTGGGTGCGCAGGCTCCGAGAGGTGGTCATCAACCCGAATATCGCCCAGGTGGCCGCCGACGCCGCCGCTTGGGAGAAGGAAACGGAGATCCCGTTTTGACCTCCTACACCTTCGGAACCGGAGAAATTCAGATCCAGGGCCGGGCCGGCGAGTGGACGAGTCTCAAGGCCGCGATCGAGGCACCCTCGGGGTTTGCTCGTTGTGGTGACTTTAGGGATACGACCTGGACCCCTGAGGGCGGCGTGATTACCGCGACAGGGTCGTTCGAGCCTAAAACCCTGGCCGATTGGGTCGCGCTCGACAACCTGTTCGGCGGCCCTCCTGCGCGACCTCCGACGGGCGTCGTGGGGCGTCCGGACACGTACCGTCGCGACCTCGCCCTCGGCGTGTCGCGGATAGCCATCCTGGAGGCCGCGCGCCTCGTCTACTTCTACGGGCGGGACGGCCTATGACCGACGAGCGCACCCGCTGCGAGGTCCCGTTCTGCACCAAAAGCTGTCGCGGGTCCTGGGCCTGGTGGCTCTGCAAGGACCATTACCGGCTTGTCTCTCTGGCGGCTCGAACCCGCCATCGGAAGGCCAAGGCCGCTTGCAAGCGCCGCGGCTGGATCATGAGCGACAAAAAATCATGGTTGGCGACCACCAGGCGCGGGGAACGCATCATGGCCGCTGCTGGCCGGTGCGTGATCCGATCGGCTATTCGGAGGGCTACGGGCCTATGAGCGATCCGTGGATGAAATTCTATGCCGCCGATTGGCGCGCCAACACCGCCCTTCGCGACGTCTCGCTCGCCGCCCGCGGCCTCTGGATCGATTTAATTTCGATCATGCATGAGGCCGAACCCTACGGCCATCTGGTCGATAAAAAGGGCCAGGCGATGACGATCGAGAGCCTCGGAAAAATCATCGGATCCGACCGCGAGGAAATAATTCCAGCCCTCGACGAGCTCCTCGAATCCGAGGTCGCCAAGAAGAAAAAGAACGGGGTGATCTACAGCTCGCGGATGGAATCTGACGAGAAAAAGCGGAGAATTAATCGAGAAAACGGAAAGAAGGGCGGCTCTCCATTGCTTTCAAAAGACAAGGGAAATTCCGGGTCGGATAAGCCGGAGTTAACCGGGGGGGTTAAGACCCAGATACCAGAAGCCAGAGTCCAGAAGCTAGAAGAATCCCCCAAACCCCCATTGGCGAACGGCCGCCAAACCGTGGATTCGATTATCGTTCGAGTGGCGGAAATTACGGTCGGACCCAAGGCCGGCGAGAAAATACCGCTGACCCTGCGCGAATGCCTCGAGGCCGAGGAGTCCGGCGATAATCGAAACCCAGCCTACGCCCTGCCGGCCGAAATTCGCCGGGCCGAGGTCTGGGGGATGATCCGGGGCGCCCTGGTCGTCAACGGCATGGACGCCAAGGCCGCCGGGACCGTCATCGGCGAAATGTCGAAAAAACACGACCTGGACGCCGACGACCTCGCCAAGGCCGCCGTCATCGTCTGGCGAGCAAACCCCCGGGCCGCCAAGCCCTATTTCGTGTCCGTCTGCGAGCGGATCGCAAACGAGCGGAGGAATTAATTCGATGTTCGCTAAATTGGGAAAATGTTTCCACGACGGGTGCAGCGCCGACGCCATGGTCAACACGTTCGACGAAAACGGATACCGCACCGGAAAATTCTGCTGGGATCACGTCCCGCCATCCCCTCTGAAAAATGGATGGCCTCAGGCGGCCCAGGAAAATTCAGGAGGGCAGGAAAGAGACCCTCCTGCTACCCAGGTAGCGGGCGACGCGGAAAAGGGCTGTACGGGCGTTTTTTCGGGGCCGAACGGCAAGCCGCAATTTCAGTGGATCGGGACGTGCACCTGCAAATGGTGCGGCGAGACGATCGAGCTCGAGGCGCAGAGCCTTCACGTCGCCGAGGGCGAGGTTCGCGGAATCGGCTGGCTCGAAAATCAGAACGGCTATTTTTTCTGTGGCGAACTGTGCCGCGATAAACAGGCGTTCTCAGATGGGGAGGTCTGAGCGATGGCCTATTTTCGAGACTTCGGAAAATGCGCCGTCGACCGATGCGGCAAGCTGGCCGTCTGCGAGGTCTTCAACCGCGTGAACGCGACGCACGGGAAATTCTGCGCTCGATGCGCGGGCGTCCTGGTCGCCAGGCTGAACCGTGAGGAAGCCAAGGCGGGAGTCGATGATAGGCCGCCCTGCCGTGACGAAACAAATATCGTTCGCTCGGATGGCGCTTGCGGTCGCTGCTACGCCGACCAGGGCGAGCGATGCCACGATCTGACCAGGGGAATTAAATCATGAGCATGAAAATGGAGACCGTGAGCGGCGACGAAAGATTTGCGAACCTCGCAAACGAAACCGTCGATTTTATCGTCGCCGCCGTCCAGGGCCATAACCTGGAGCTCGACGAGGCCGTTTGCGTCATCGTGACGGTTTGCGCCGACCTCGCGAAAGGTCAGTACGGCGTCGAATATCTCGCAGGCCTGGCGCAGGTTGTTCTCGAAAGCCCGGGCAGGAACGAGCCGGAGGAAATTAAATCATGATCACCGCCGGAAACCTCCGCATGGCCGCGCACGCCTATGTTCGCGCCTGCGCCGCTGCGAATAATTTCGCCATCGCAAACGCCTTCGAAAAGGCGGAGGCCGAGAAGGCCGCGGACAAGGCCGGCGAGCGTCTGGAAGAGGCGGCCCGGCAGTTCGTGACGCAGAAGGCGGCGGCCGCCCAGGTCGACGCGTCATGACCCCGCTTGAAATCGCCAAGGCCTGGGCGTTCGGAATCGTTGTGGCGCTCGCCTGGCCCTACCTCGTCGGATTTATCGCGGCCGCCGTGGCCGACTTTCGGAAGTGGAGAAATAAATGGAAACCGCGTTCATAGACGTCGCCGTACCCGCCCTCGGCGAATTCCTCGCCCTTCTCCCGCCGAGCGTCAAAATCGTCGGGACGGGCCCATTCCCGCACAACTATAGCGCCGGCGGTGTCTGCCGGTTCATATTGGACGTTTCGGCGACAGGTCGCGCGGGCGGGCGCTGGACGGCCGAAATCAGCGTTACTCCATTCAGCAAAACGGCCACCTTTGGCCCAGAGGGGAAATAACCGATGACCGGGAAATTCCAGGAGGCTATCAGCGGCCTCAAGACGCTGGCGATCACCAAACGACGCGAGGCCGAAAGCGCCCGGGGCCAGGCTGAGCGGTGCGAAGGTGATGCCAGGGACTTTCGAACGATCGAGGCCAGCCATGAGGCCGCCGCGCTCGAGCTCGACGAGGCGGCCGCCCTCCTGGCAGGCCCTCGGAAACTCACGCCCGAAGAGCAAGCGCAACTCGCCGAGTTCGTGAGGGAGTTCGCCGAAAGCACCGCCCGCGCCGCGGGTCGTATTTTTCCGCCCGGCTTCGATTTCAGGCTCGGCGCCGGCGGGAGGGTTCGCCGATGAAATTCCGCCTCATAAGCCGCCAGGGCGTGCTTGAAGGAACCGGCGAAATTCCCGACGCCTTCGCCGGAAGGCTGAGCATCATTATCTGGGCGGGCCGGTGCTTCATGGTCGGATCCGAAGAGACGCACTACGACGACCAAGGCGCGGCCCACGAAGCCGCCGGCTTTTTCGAAGTCCTCGGCCAGGCCTTGGATCATCACCAGGTCACGCCCCCGCACAAGGTCGCCGAGCGCTGGACCTCACCGACGGCGATCGGGCGCATGGCCGAGAAGGCGCCCGACGTGGTCGACAGCGTGGCGCCGGGGTATGTGCGCGACAGTGGATCCGACTACATGGCCAGGCGCGGAGAGTTCGGCGCCTTGGCCCAGCAGGAGGCCCGGGATAGGGCCATGGGCACCGAGGCGCTACCGGAAGGCGCTCGACCCGTTCGGCGCAGGGTTGAGCCGATCGGAAGCCCGGACGGCCGGCCATCGCTCTACATGGATGGCGGGCCCGTCGACGACAGCGGCGAGCGCATTCGCTGGGATGTGGTCGACTGCAACGACCCGCGCCCTAACCCGGCCCTGGTCCGTGAGATCGGGGAGCCAGAGAGCGACAAGGCGCTCTGGGCCCTAGGCGATCCAGAGGCGAAGCCGCAGACATTCCTTGGCCTCAAGCCCGTTCCTGTGCTTCACGAAGGCGCTACCCTTCGCGAGGCGATGGAGAAATGCGAGGCCGCCCAGGATCGGCTAGACGTGCCGCCCCCTGGGTGGGTCCGCCCTGCCATCGTCGATGGCCCGGACGGGGCGAAGGATGATCCGAACCTTTCCCTACCCCGGGGCATAAGGCGCGTTCCGCCTCTTCCCGATGGCGGTATCAAGCCGCCTCGGCGCAGGGGTGAGCCGTCGTGAGCGCCCTATTGGCCTACATCGACAGCCTTCCCTGGTATCAGGGGGTTTTCGTGACCACGCTTTTGGTTGGGTTTGTCTGGAACGTGGTGCGCCCCTGGGTAAAGCTTGGGGACGCCTTGGACGCACACGCTAAGAAGGCGGCGTATGAGCTTGACCAGCGGAAGAAGTGGGACAAGGCGTGACCACCTCCCGCACCTATGACGCCAAGCGCAGGGCTGAGAAGCCCAGCCGGGCCTGGTACAAGTCCAAGGCGTGGAAGATCCGCAAGGCGCAACAGCGCGCCGAGCACCCGACCTGTTGCTTGTGCGAGAGGGACGGGATCGTTCGTCTTATGTCGATCGTCGACCACCACCCTCGGCACAACGAGGATTATCGCCAGTTCTTCGAAGGCCCGTTGCGCAGCCTGTGCAAGCCGCACCATGACAGCGAGGCGCAGGCCGACGAGGCGAGGGGCTTCTCGACCGAGATCGGGGACGACGGCTGGCCCATCGACTCGGCCCATCCCATGGTCAGCGGTGCACCGAGCAGGAAGGGCGCCCCAGGGCCGAAGCCGTTCGGACGTCCCGCCGTGGCGGGTCGCTCCCCTCCGCCCCCTGGCGCCCCATCCCCGCGCCTCGGCGCCCGGCCACGGAGGGGGTAGGCGGGTCGAGAGTCTAGGCCTTGAGGCCTGGGGAC